GGCTATGTTTTTTATCGCACACCCGTTCGAATCGTAGCGCGGCTACAGCAAACTTCCCAACCCACCAGCAAATGTCGCACAACTGTTCGATAACGTGCAGCAAATGCCCCACTCCCACAGCAAAGTGATCCGCTAATGCCAGAACCGCACGGCACCCATTCGCGGTATGCCGTGGGTTGTCGATGTGGTCGCTGCACCTACGCGCACAAAATGGAGCTGCGTGAATACCGCCGACGCAAAGCGTGCGCTGAGGATGACGTCCCGGTGGTGCATTCGGTGCCGTCAGCAGCGGCGCCGCGGAAGGCGCCGGGGCCGGTGGAATCGGCATGGCTGGCCGAACTCAGTGATTTGATCGCGGCGAAGGCGCATCCGGGTCTGGTTGCGACGGCTATCGCGTTGGCGCAGTTGATTGATGACCCTATGGGGCGGGCTCAGCGGCCGGCGGCGGCGCAGCGGTTGCAGGAGTTGCGGCGTGAGATGCGGAAGGGGTCGACGGGGCAGGAGTCGGCGTTGGCGGCGGTTCGGGCGTTGACCAGCAAGGATGAGGCGGGTTGATTCTCGGGTGTGAGGTGCCGCGGGTTTTTACGCCGCCACGCCGTGAGTTAAATCCCTTGCCTAAGTCCTGCCGTGCCAGGCCATGCCATGCCTCGCCATGCCAGGCCGCGCCAGGCCCGGCCCGGCCTCGCCACGTCAAGTCGAAGTTTGTTGGTTTGGAGCCCATGCCATGCCATGCCTGGCCAGGCCTCGCCAGGCCAGACCTCGCCGCGCCCGGCTGCGCCAGGGCAGGCCCAGCCGCGTCTTGCCATGCCGCGCCAAGTCGAAGTTCGTGAGTCGATCCCTTGCCTTGTCACGTCGAGCCATGCCACACCATGCGGCGCGGGTGCCCCGCCTCGCCGGGCGAGGGCTGGCCGTGCCGTGCCTGTCCACGCCACAGGCTGGCCACACCCCGCCCAGCCATGTTTTATTCGGTGCGTTTCTCTAGCCTTTCGAGTCGCGCACGCAGTTCGGCAACCTCGTCTTCCGTCCGAGTCGATTTTTCCCGCACTGTATCTAGTGCTTGCTCGAGTTTCTTCTGCCGAACGTCGGTTCGTCGGTTGAAATCCATTTGCATCGCGAACGCTGCGGCGACGACTTGGAACGCTTGCCGGATTTCTGGGTCGACGTTGGACAGGTCGACGTTGATGACTTTGGAGCTGCCGCGGGCTAACGCTCGCGAGGATCGGCGTTGCTGGTATTTGGCGAGGCGTAGGTGTTCCTCGGGTTGAACGACGCGATACCCAACACCGGGGACGGCTTCGACAGCGTTCTTGTCGACCTTCTCAAGCTCGGTAGCAGCTCGCCGAGTGGACACTTGAACGGTGTGTCTGTCTTTGCCGGCGTCAAGGTCGAGGGCGTCGGCTATGGCGTCATAAGTCAAAACGTCACCGACAGGTGTTTCTGTCAGTAGTTCGTAGATGATGCGCCATCGGGCGGTTTCACCGAGTGGTTCGAAGGGTGTCATGCGCGTTCGACTGTTGCGGTGAAGCGGCCGTGTCGGGGGCGCCAGTCGCCGAGTCCGATCAATGAGCCGGCGTTGTCTGCGATGGTGGCGACGTCGTCTAGTTCGAGGACGGCGGGGTCGATGATTCCTTCGGCTTGGACGCGCCATTCGGGGAACCATGGTCGGCAGCGCATGATTCGTTGCTGACCGACTTTGACGGATGCCATGTGGCGCCAGCCGGCTTGCCAAAGACCATCTGCGTCGCGGGGTCCGTCGTAGGCGAGTGGGTTGACGTCGGTTTTGATGAATACGCCGCGAGTTACTTTGATGCCTTGTTTGGTGAGTCTGGCTCCGTCGACGAGGCAGCGCATGATGTTTTCGCCGGGGATGTGTGGCCCGAGTTCGGGGTCTAGGTAGAGGCCGCCGGAGAATTCGAGGCGTGCGATGGCTTCGTGGTCTTCGTCGGTTTTGGTGCGTTTGCTGGTGTATTTCTTGACTGCTTTGGCTGCCGGGTCGAGCGGGTTGGCTAGTCGGCTGTTGTGCATGAGTAGGGGTGCTGTGCCTGTGAAGGTGATGAGGAATTCGATCATTTGTGGTTCCTTTCGGTTTGGTGGTGAATCCCGTGCCTTGTCTTGCCATGCACTGCCGTGCCGTGCCTTACCGCGCTCTGCCTGACCCAGCCATGCCTAGTACGGCGCAAGTATGCCATGTAATCACCACATACGCACGCGATAAGATGCGGCAGGAAGCGTAAACAGGTCAACCCGTGACGTCACCCGCGATTCTCGGGTGTGAAGTGCCGAGAATCTTTACCCCACCTCGACGCGAGCTGACCTTGGACACGACGCACGGGTACGCGTGTATCGCGTTCGCGGAGCGAGTGCTTGGCCTCAAGTTGTTTCCGTGGCAGCGGTGGTTGTTGCTGCATGGACTCGAGCTGGACGAAGAGACCGGGTTGTATCGGTTCCGCACGGTGGTTGTCGAGGTTGCTAGACAATCCGGGAAAACGCTGATGTTGGTTATCGCGGCTCTATGGCACATTTTCTGCCTCGACAGCAAGATGGTGATCGGTACCGCGCAGGATCTAACTCGTAGCGAGAAATCATGGGCCGAAGCTACGGAATGGGCGATGCAGAATGATGAGCTGTCGCCGTTGATTGAGAAGATCAGCCGGGGTCACCCAAAGGTGTTGTCGCTGGTCACAGGCTGTGAATATCGGGTGGCGGCGGCGTCGCGGCGGGGTGCGCGTGGTTTCACCGGCGATCTGGTGTTACTGGACGAACTGCGGGAGCATCAGTCGTGGGATTCGTGGGCGGCTGTGTCGAATACGATGAATGCTCGGCCGAAGGCGCAGGCGTGGGCGTTCAGTAATGCGGGGGATTCGTTGTCGGTGGTGTTGCGGTATTTGCGGGCGTGTGCGCACAGGGATTTGGGGTGGCCTGATGGTGATGCGGATGCTGATTTGCTGGGTGAGGCTGAGGAGTCGTTGGATTTTGAGCTTGGGGATCATTCGTTGGGGTGGTTTGAGTGGTCGGCGGGTCCGAATGCTTCGCGGGTGGACCGTCAAGCGTGGGCGCAGGCTAACCCCAGTCTTGGGCATACCGAGGTTACTGGGAATTGTGTGACGGAGCGGGCGTTGGTGGCTGCGTTGCGGACGTCGCCGCCGCACGTCTTCGACATGGAATGTATGTGCCGTTGGGTCAGCCTGGCGGATGGTGGGCCGTTCCCGGAGGGGTGTTGGTTGGGGACGCAGGACAATAAGGCCCGGCCGGCGCCGGACGCTAAGTCGGCGATTTGTCTTGAGGTGTCCGGGGGGAAGCGGGAGCGGGCCTATATCGCGCGTGCGGCGGAGGATGTGTTTGGGATTTGGGAGGATGCGCCGGGCACGGATTGGGTGGTGGGGTGGCTGTGTGAGCATCGGGACGGGTACAGCGTGGTGGTGGTCCGCAGCGGCGCTGGTACGCCGGCGTTGTCGTTGATTGATGGGATTGAGGCGGCGGGGTTGCCGTTGGAGCGGTGGGGCGCCGCCGACGTCAGCGCTGGGCATGGGTTGATGTTTGATGCGGTGCGGGATGGGTTGGTGAAGCATTTGGCGCATCCGGGTTTGGATATGGCGGCTACTAGTGCGGTGGTGAAGGTGCAGGCGGGTGGGGGTTGGGTGGTGGATGGGCCTGGGTCGCCGTGTGATGATTGGTGCGGTGTGGGGGTTGGGGCGCCTGCCGGATGACCGGCCGTCGATCTATAGCGGTGCTGATGGTGCTGATGTGTTGGTGCTTTAGGGGCGGTCGGCGCCCGGGAATTCTAAGCCCGGCGTGAGGGGTTCGAATCCCTCGCCGACCGCTTGGGGAAGTTTAGCGTAAGGGCGAAGGATGGCGTTGTTTGCGCGGAAGTTGCCGGTCATCGCTAACGTGGTCAACAAGCGTGTCGCCGTGAATTTCCTTGACGGCTCAACGTTTATCGGCCGCCTGGCCGACTACGACACCGACACGTTCGTGTTCGAGCAGTGCGAGACGGTGCCGGCGCCGGGGGCCACGCCGCAGCCGATTCAGGGTCGTCAGTATGTGGACCGAATCAATGTTTGGCTTCAGGAGCTGCCGTAGTGATCCTTGAGAACGGCACGCAGTACCCGCTCGCACCCCAGGCGTTCGCGGAGACGTCGCCGCAGTTCTGGCCGTCTTATTTTGTGCCCCGGCTGGGCATGACTTTAGAGACTGCTTTTGCGAGCTATGGCCAACTCTATAGGACACAACCATGGGTCTACACGGCTGTGCAGAAAGTCAGTACGTCGATTGCGCGGCTTGGGGTTCAGGTGTGGGATATGTCGCCGCCGACGGGGCAGGTGTTGGATGAGGTTGGTCCGTTTGCGCAGTTGATGGCGAATCCGTGCCCGACGTTGGACCCGTATAGCTTTTGGGCGTGGACGGCGTCGGTGGTGGAGATTTATGGGGAGGCGTATTGGATTAAGTTGCGTGAGGGCCGGGGCCGGCAGATCACGTCGTTTGTTCCGATGCACCCTAGTTTGACGCAGATTTTCCGTGACACTGATGGCACGTCGGCGTTTCGGTTTATGGGTCGGCCGAATCAGACATTTGTGGCGGATGATGTGGTGCCGTTCCGATCGTTCAGTCCGGATAACACGATGCGCGGGATGAGTCGTCTTGAGCCGCTGCGGCTTACGCTGCAGAACGAGGACAGTAGCCGGCGGGCGATGGCGGCGTGGTGGAAGAATGGCGCCCGCCCGTCGATGGTGCTGTCGTCTGAGCGGGAGTTGGGCACCGATGGCCGCACCCGGCTGAAGCAAGCCTTCCAATCGGAGCATCAGGGGACCGGGAATATGGGTCGGGTGGTGGTGCTCGAGGACGGTGTCACGGCGGCGCCGATGCAGTACAACGCCGACGAAATGGCCTACATCGAGGGCCGCAAGTTGTCGCGGGAGGAGGTTGCGGCGGTGATGGATCTGCCGCCGCCGTCCATCCAAATCCTTGATCACGCAACGTTTTCCAACATCACTGAAAATATGCGGTCACTGTATCGGGACAGTATGCAGCATCGAATTGAGTTTATTGAGTCGGTGGTGAATTGGCATGTGGGGCGCGAGTTTAACAGTCCGAAGGTGATGCGGTTCGACATGTCGAAAGAACTGCGTGGTTCGTTTGAGCA